GAGAACTTTGAGGTGAAAATGCCAATACTTATATGTCCAGAATGTAATGGCGAGTTAGTTTCAAAAAATACAGATGAGTAGCTTTGCTACTCATCTGAGAGTATCACGAAGTGATATTTTGTTCTAATAGTATAGCAAAACATTTTAAAAAACCTTCTGTTTTATTGTCGCCAGCGTAGTAATTTTTTTTCGATATAGGAAACACCTTGATACATTACGGCTGCAAGGACTGCCAGAATAATTACACTGGTCATAACTAAATCTAATTGAAATACTTGGCCGCCATATACTATTAGATAGCCTATTCCGGCTCTTGACACTAGGAATTCACCAACTATAACTCCAACCCATGATAACCCTACGTTAATTTTTAATGCATTGATTATTGTAGGTACACTTGCGGGGATAATAACTTTTTGCAGAGTTTGAAATTTTGTAGCACCGAAGGTTTCCAGCATTCTTATCTTGGTTTGATCAACTTCTCTAAAACCTCCGTATACGCCAAGTACAGTAACGACAAGAGAAACGGCGTACGTCCAATGTTACTATAAAAAAGGAGCAGAAAATTATTTTTCTTGCTCCTTCTCCTTGTTTTCTTTTTGCTTTTGTTCTTCTTTAATAGCTAGTCTGAGAGCTATCCTATAAAGAACATCATATACATCCATATTAAATTATATGTTAAATATTCCAAACTATTTCCACCTTTTCTGTTACTATTATCTTTTTTATAAAACCTTGGAGTATTTCTCTTTTTTCTTCAAATGTTGCTTCGGACCATATTACTTCAAAATTATCTACATATTTAAGTATGGTTTCAATAGACACAGTTTCTTTAGTTGCAGCAACTTCGCTTTTCATTGTTTCAAAGTTTTCTTGGAGTTTTTTCTTTTCATTATATAGAGCTTCTATTTTTTGGCTTATTTTTTCAACTGGCATATGGTCTAAAGAATAAAGGTCCATAAGTTTATCTATTTGAGCATCAAGACTTTTTATTTTATTTTCTATTATGTCTAAATTGACTTGACTATTAGTCTGAGGTTTGCGGCGTTTATGTTTTTCAATAAACTTTTCTTTATCCAATTTAATTTTTTTTATTTCGTCCACTACTTTCTTGTCAAGTCGTTCCATTTTCCAGTAATGTCCTGGACAGTCAGGATCCTTTATCATATGAACCGGCCTTTTTGATACCGAATAACAGACATAATGGTAATATTTAGTTTTACCTGTACCAGACCATGCAGGCTTTAATCTAGCTCCACAAAATCCACACCAAACCATTCCTCCGAGCAGATGTTTGGATTTTCTTATTTTATTATTTTTCCTGCATTTCATTATCTTTTGAACAGCTTCAAATTCTTCTTTGCTTATAATAGCGTCATGTACACCTTCATAGATATTCCCATCATATTGTATTAATCCACAATAAGTATAATTATCTAATATTCTTTTTACTGCCTTGCCATGCCATTTGCCTTTTTTAGTTTTATACCCCTTAGAATTTAAAATTCTTGATATTGTATTTTGACCATATTTTTTATAAAGTTCAAATATTTCTTTTACTATCATAGCTTCATAAGCGTTTATAATAAGTTTTTCATCTATTAAATCATAACCAAAAGGAGGTGGGCCTCCATTCCAGTAGCCTTCTTGTGCCCTTCTTTCCTTGCCCATTTTAGTTCTTTCTACTATAGTATCACGTTCAAGCTGTGCAAATACTGCTAATATACCCATCATTGCACGACCAAAGGGTGTAGTAGTGTCAAAGTTTTCTAATATAGAAACAAAATCTATATTATTTTCACCAAATTTTTCTTCTACAAGGTACAGAAGATTTCTTTGATTTCTTGAAAGTCTATCTAGCTTATATACTAATACTATGTCGATATTATCAAGATTATTTAGTAGTTTTTGAAGTGCTGGCCTATCAAGATTTGTTCCACTAAATCCACCATCTATATATATATCTTGTATAATCCAATCACGTAGTTTACAGTAATTTATTAACTTTTCTTTTTGTCCTGCTATAGAGTATCCTTCATTAGCCTGCTCCTGAGTTGATACTCTTATATATAATGCAACCTTCTTCATGATATCACCTTTTTAGTTTAAATTATTATTGCTTTAATTATATGTTTTTTTGGGAAAAAATAAAAGCTGCACAAGGCAGCCTTGAAATTATTATTTTTCTATATAGGCATTTTGTAATTTTAAATATTGTCCATCAGAAACAGTGATATATTTATTATTTTCAAAATTATCATTAGTTATAATTGAATCCGTTGTACCTGAACTATTTTTTGTAACCTCAACATATGCTATAGAGCCATCTGATATAACTTTATATTCACCTGCTGGAATATCAAATCCTACTTTATATTTACCAGGTATATATTTCCCATCGACAGGTTTGTATGCAGGAGCTTCATTAACCGGTACTGCATAACATCCTTTAAGCTCTAAATATTGTCCTTCTTTTACTGTTATATAGGTAAAGTTTTGAAAGTTATCATTTGCAACTATACTTTCAAATGAGCCACTACTATCTTTATTAACTGCAAAATAAGCCATAAAACTATCACTAAATAACTTATATTCACCAGCAGGCATATCAGTTCCTATTTTATAGTTACCTGAATCAAACTTAGTAAATTTCTCTTCTGGTTCACTTATTTCTTTAGTTTTTTCAATTGTTTTTTCTTCACTTGTAATTTCATTATTTTCGGAAGACGATGTTTCTTGTGCTACATCACTTTTAGGAGTTTCTGTTGGAGATTCATCCCCACCTCCTGCTAAGGCTCCAATTATAACCAATACAACAAAACCTATCCCTATCCATTTTAAAAATTTCTTCATATAAACACCCCTTATCATTAGAATTTATTTTATGACAATTATACAATAATTCACATGTAAAAAAATAGAAAATTTTGTCGAAACAATACTTTTTTTAAGAAAAAATTAAATAATACTATAGTCCTAATAAAATACAACTATAGTACTAATTTTTATTGTTTTTTAATTTTATAGCTATCAAGTACACAATGTATATATTTAGCTAAATAAAACTATAAAATTAAAAATCTAATTATTTATTTTAAATTTAAAAACGCTCTTAATCGTTGAAATTGCAATACTTAAGAGAATGTATTATAATTAGCTTAATTTAATAATTGTCGTCAAATGTCGCAAAAAGACGACAAGTTTCTCTATAGAGAACAGGTATTTTTATTTATTTTATCGAAAAAATAGTATATAATAAAAACACATACGAACATGTGTTCGTATTTTGGTTCGGTATTAAAATATTAAAATTTTTTATTAATTTTGTTGACACATCATATCTTTGAATGGGAAAATTAGTAACATCAGAATAATTGAATTGTTTTTTTAAAAGGGGGAAGTTATATGAAGGTATTAAAGAATAAATTAATTGAAAAATTGCAAATAAAAGACGATACTTTTAAAATTAAAATTCAAATAGATAAGATTTTAAAAGATAATAGTTTAAATAATAAAAAAGCACCTTAATTTACTATTAAGAGTGCTTTTTACATTCTCGACATATCAATAGCCTTATCTAATAATTTTAACAACCAGTCTCGCTTTTCTTTTGTTAAAATTTCATTTTGTTTAATAATCCCATGTTTAATTAAATGTTCAATTATTTCATCTGCCATTTCAATCTTTTTTTTGTTTTCGTCTGTAAGTAAAATATTTTCATTGTTAGGTGTATAACCAGCTTTTATTAAAAATTCATTAACATCTTCATTTAAGGCTTTGGCAATATTTATAACGACTTGTCTAGAGGGAGTATGCTCATTTTTTTCTATTCTGCTTATATACGAAGGGTCAACATTAGTTCTTCTTGCTAATTCTCTCATAGATACCTTAGGCTTTTTAGATAACCTTTTTTGTTTTAAATAACTACCGAAATCAAGCAAAATAATCACCTCATACAGGTTAAGTAGATTACATTAGTATACCAGTAACTATATTATAATTTATTTTAACTGTTGCATAAAGCACAACATTAAAAAGAATGATGAGAGTTATTCAACAAAAATAAAAATATATAAAAATTTTAATAAATATGTTGCATAAAACTCAATAAAATGATACACTATAATTAATGATGAGTATGACTCAACGGAGAAAGGTAGGTGAATATATGTTAGTAAATAAAATAAAACATTATAGATTATTAGCTAATTTATCACAACAAGAATTAGCTAAACGAATAAATAAAGACAAATCAACTATAAGCAGGTATGAAAATAATGAAATACAACCACCTGACTTAATAAAATTAAAAATAGCTGAAGTTTTAAATAGAGACGTAATGGATATTTTTTTTCAAAATAATGTTGAGTCAAAGTCAACAAACACCAAATCAACTGCTTAATCATATTATCTCAAAGATTCACAAGCAAAAAAAGAGGTAAGTTTTGGTAGTTTTGGCAGTTTTGGCAAAGGGGGCTTCCACCAAACAACAAAAGGAGATGACAATAATGAAGCTCTATATCAAAGAAATAAGGGAAAGTAAAGGCTTTAGATGATGTTGATGTAACAGAATTATTTGACTGCGAGTAATAGGACAATTTTAGACACTCATATCATTTAAAAAAAGGGGTGGTATATATGGAAGTAATTCTTCACATTCCAGATCCTGCACATGCAACAAAGCTGATGGCAGAATCTCAATATTATATTTTGAAAAACAGAATAGAGAAATATGTAAAGGAAAATAACCTTAGTAAAGACCAAGAAAAATATATTTTAGAAAAACTTATAGAAAAAATTGATAAAGAATAGGAGGTGAAGTAGTGAAAAATATTCTGACTACAGCTGAAATGAAACTTCAAGAAATAGTACTAGAACATACTAGATTAGCATTAGAACATGCTAGGATTTGTAACAATAAAGGGGCAGAGGAAAGATTAGCACAGATTAGACAGAGAATTGAAGAATTAAGGGCCGAAAGAGATGAACTTCTCAAGTAGCTATAAAAATTTAAGGAGGTGAGAGAGATGACATTAGAAAAAAGAGTTGCTGAACTTGAAAAGAGAGTGGCTGAACTGGTAAAGCGAGTCCAGCCATTGACTAAAGTAGATAAGGATTCAATTTTAAAGTCAGCAGTAAAAGCAGCAAAAATTGAGATTGGAGATTAATTTATAAGATTTTTACTTATCAATTTAATTGTTTCTTCATCTGTTAAATCAAAATCAGGATTATTCATAATAGCACCTAAAAGAAAAGATAATTTTACAGCTAACCGAAAAGATGCATTAGCCATACCTTGAATTAACCCTGTTATTAGTTGGGTATCATTAAAACCTTTTTCTTTTAATTCTTTGATAATCATTTGTTGTGTTTCAACTAAAGAATCATCATAAATAGGAAACAAATTTTTTTCTATCATTTCAACGTATTTACTTATATTGTTAATGTTAATGTCTGTCAAAGCTATCACCTCCTTCCTGTTTACATATTTCAACAGGAAGAGGCGAAAACCTTCAAACAAATTTCGACAAAAGGAGGGCAAGCCAATGCCACGACTACCAACACCAAAGATTGCAGCTGCTGAAGTTGCTAAACCTAATGATGAAACAGAAGATAGAAAGAATATATTTTTATCAATGATGTTTAAAGCAATATCTAGAAGAAGTATTGCTGAGAAGAAAAGTGAAAAAGAAGGTGAAAAAGATGAAAGAAATCCTAACTCCTGCAGAAAAGAGACTAGAACAAATAGTCTTAGAGCACAGCAGGTTAGCATTAGAGCATATAAGGATATATAACATCGAAGGCTCAGAAAAAAGATGCCAGGAGATTAAACAAAGAATTGAAGAGCTTAGAAAAGAAAGAAAAAAATTTTTTAAATAACTTAAAAAGGAGGGTAGAAGAATGGATGTCTACGATGTCCTATATGAAATTGCTCTAAGATTAGCTACAAAAGAAGAAAAGAAGAGGAAAGGGGGAAAAACAAGTGAATGATTTGCAAATAGTTGAGCATTTAGGGCAAAGAGTTTTAACAACAGAGCAATTAGCTGAAAGTTATGGAACCGAACCTAAAAAAATTAGAGATAACTATTCAAACAACAAAAATAGATATGTTCAAGGTAAACATTATTTCAAATTACAAGACAAGGAATTGGCAAACTTTAAGAACCAGTACGAAAATTTCGGTGTCGTTGGTAAAAGAGCTAGCAGTGTATATTTATGGACTGAATCAGGAGCATTAATGCATGCCAAATCGCTAAATACAGACGAGGCTTGGGAAGTATATGAAAAATTAGTTGAAACATACTTTAGAGCAAAAAATCTAGACAAACAACTTAAAAGTTTAAGTCCACAATTGCAATTACTCATAAATATGGAGCTTAAACAAAAACAGTTAGAACAAGAGATAAAAATTACAAAAAATCGAGTAAGTGAAATTAAAGAAACAATCATTAATCGCAATGATGATTGGCGTAAGGATGTAAATAAAAAACTCCGTAAAATTGGTTTCAAATATGGTGATTACAAAAAATTTGTTGATGAAAGTTATATGCTTTTAGAAGAACGTGCTGGTTGTAATCTGAATAGAAGATTAGAAAACTTGAAGCAGAGAATGGCACTTGAAGGTGCAACTAAAACTGCAATAGACAAAACTAATTATCTTGATGTAATCAGTATGGACAAGCGACTCAAGGAGATATACATAGGAATAGTTGCAAGAATGTATGTAAAATATGCTGCTTAAGGAGGTGAGACAAAGTGAAGAAGGGCAAGTATATTGAAATACTTGAAAAGGGAGAAGTGAGAATGTTAGTTCCCTCATTTATATGTAAGGCAAGAGATTTAATGGATAAGCTTAGGCAAATAGAAAAGTTGGAAAGATAATTCTTAATTTAATTATATAACGAAAGGTGGTGAAAAAGAATGAGGAAGTATTGCGGGGCTATCTACAAAAAGGCAAGAAAAGATGCAAATTTAACCCAAGAACAAGCAAGCGAATTACTGCCGATACCTAAGAGAACATTGAGTGCATATGAAAATGGGGATTTGTTACCATCTGGAGAATTAGTTTGTAGAATGATTGAAGTGTATAATGCAAACTGGCTTTGGTATATGCATCTAAAAAATAATAATCCAGTAGGAAAAAAATATCTACCTGATATAAATTTAGGAAGATTGTCAGCTAATGTATTAAGACTGCAAAAGGAAATGGCAGATGTATATCAAGCAAATAATTCATTAGTAGAAGTAGCATGTGATGATGAAATATCAAAGAATGAGGAAAAGAAATGGAACATAGTTCTTAAAGAAATAAAAGAATTAATGAGTGCTTGCGTATCATTGATGATTTCAAACTAAATGTTGTATCATATTTCAATCTGATTTACCATGCATAAATTGTTCATGGTGCAAACATAAAAATTCATATATCGTTAAAGTGGAGGATAGTTAGGAGAATGAAAATAAATAGAAAAGCTACCCCCATTATATCATGATGGGGGATTTAGGACAAGGGAGATGAAAGTATGAATGACTTAGAGAGAATGATTGAATATCTTAGAAAGTTTAGTATTGCTATTGAAGATATACAGCTTACTGATGATGACAAGGAACATGAATTAAAAGTTAAAGCAGTAGATGCACTTGATAACCTTAGATATTTCTATGAGGACAAGCTTGAAGAATCTAGTGTGAGGAATGTAAAGATAGACCTAGGATATGAATACGTAATGGGGATATATGAGAACGTCGTACACCGAGTAAGGAGGTCTGCATCATGAAAGTGCTAACGGAGTGGGAAAAACAGTTAATTGAAATCTATAGCTCTGACATAGAAAACCTCAGACAAGAAGAAAAGCAATTACGTAAAAGACTTAGACATATTAAAAAAGAGATTATGGATACACAAAAGAATATTGCACAGATATACCTTGCTGCCGGGGAGGTAGAGCAGGATGCAAGCTAATATTTTAGTTAACACTTTGAACATAGAACACGAAGAGTGGCTTAAGCAAAGACAGCGTGGTATTGGAGGCAGTGATGCTGCAGCAATATGCGGATTGAATCCATGGAAAAGCCCCATAACAGTATACCTTGATAAGATAGGACAGTCAGAAACAGCAGAAGATAATGAGCGTATGAGAATAGGAAGGGACTTAGAGGACTATGTGGCTCAAAGGTTTTCAGAAGCTACAGGATTGAAAGTCCGAAGGAGAAATGCTATTCTGCAGCATTCAGAGTATCCTTTCATGTTAGCTAACGTGGACCGATTGATAGTCGGTAAAGACGAAGGTCTTGAATGTAAAGTTACAAATTCCTATGCCAAAAAAGAATGGGAAGAAGAAATACCACCTCACTACGAAATACAATGTCATCACTACATGATGGTTACAGGCTATAAAGCTTGGTGGATAGCAGTACTTATAGGGAATGAAAAGTTTATTTATAAAAAAATCAATAGAGATGAAGAAGTAATTAACTACTTGATAAGTTTAGAAAAAAGTTTTTGGGAAAATCATGTACTATCTAGACAGATGCCGGCTCC